AGCGTCGGATTGGTATTGAACACCTTCCTTAAATACTTTGGAGAGCTTCTGTCAAAGTTAAAAGAGATTGATTCTTTTTTAGTGGTTCCATCATAAACTTCAGCTATCCACTCGGGGGTACCGCCTGCTGAAAAACTAGCAGAAGTGGCAGTCCCACGAACAAATCGATGGGTGTTCGATGCTTCCGTCAGGTTAACAATATCCTCATCACCCTTACCTGCGGCATGCGCTAGCTCGTTCCCTTTCAACCGAATGTTAATATTGGAACTAGCACCATAAAATATCGCCGCAACAGTTCCTGCGGCAGTGTCACTCGTCGCAGCACTAGATGCCGTTGCTTGGCCGACGATGAGGGCATATGCGTTGGAAGATGCCCACCCTGCTTCACCCTTATCAACAGATGCCTCTGAGTCCTGAACGCCCAAAAGACGAACAAAGTTGATTGGAGCCGCATTCCTCAAATATGCCTGTGCAGCATATGCCGCATATGTTGGGGCAAGCTTTCCGTTGCCTTCTCGCCATACATCAGAACCTTCGCCGCCTGCTACTGGATCCCCGAAGATTTCGACGAACTCAGAAAAGGACTCTATCCTGACAGGACGGAGTGCTGGGCCTCTGCGTGCTCTACCAATAATGACTGGACCCAAAGAGTCCGATGTCTTGGTTAACTGTGAATTGTCTATTTCATTGAGAAATACACCTGGTGATACGAACTTGAATTTCTTGGCTGACATATTTTATCTCTCCTTATTTAAAAGAAATCGTTTCAAGGAAATAATTTAAACTTTTTCTCATAATAAATAGTTTATCAACTATCAAAAGGAATATCTTTTCGAAAAGAAAAGGGCTCCCCGAAGGGAGCCCCAAAAGCAAAAGCTTTATTTAGTCGTATATCGAATTACTTCACGATATACTGAACACTGATAACATCGTCAGCATCCATCAGATCAACTACATCTGTTTGGAATGTTATAACGCCAGCTGCCGTTATATCATAATCGTTATCGTCGGAAGAGTCAGTGGTTGTCTCTTCAGCAGTTAAAAGCATGCCGTTCAAGAACACCATTTCTGAACCTGAAAGCTGTGCAGATGTGATAGCAACCTTATTTGCTGCATCACCGGAACCAGTTCCGGAAGTAGCATCAACGAGAGCCTTGGTGAATCTCTGTGAGCCCCAAGATATTGCCAATGCACCAGACGACGATGCCAAGCCATTGCCTGCTATCGCTGTGGTGAAGTCATTTGCACTTTCACTCTTAAGCTTCGAATCTGTTGCATCATAGAATACAACAGAATCTGCAGTCTGGTCATATGCCGCATCAGCAAAGCCGTCGAGGTAGTTAAGCTCTGTAGCAGTTGAAGAAACTGCAGTTGCGCCCAAAGTAAATTGGCCGACAGGAACGATAAGTCCTGCCCCTCCGTTAAGGATGAGATCATCAGCAGAAGTGTCCCACGTCATATTTGCAGACGCAGTATCTCCATAAAGGATAACATCATATCCCTGATCGTCAGCACCAACCGTAATGGTGTTGCTGAACTGGGCAGCTGCACTGAATGTCTTCGCTCCCGAGAATGTCTGAGTGGTGCTCAAGTGAGCAGTATCAGCATCCAAGTAAGCTGAAGCAACTACAGTGCCGTTCCAGACACCAGTACCAATAGTGCCCACAGCTGCTAGCCCTGTGGCTGAAGTAAACTGTGCACCCATGGTATCGAGAGCGCCTTCCATGAAGACTTCAAGATCGGACAAAGCAACTTGCTTCATCGTGCCAGCATCGTTGACAACGAGCCTGTCGGCTGCATCCAAAGTGGTTGAAGAGGCACTAGTGCCACCATCCATGATGTTGAGTTCTTCTGGCGTTGAAGTAATCGCCGTGGCGCTTACAGCAGCAAGAACAGGCAACCAACCGCTCTGATTCGGTAAACGAATAGTGTGATCTGCCGTTGGATCAACAATTGTCAAAGTCGACTCATAGGCGTCTGCCGTTGCACCCTCAAACACGACTGCGTTAGCAGCCTGCATTGTAACGGTGTCAACTGTAGTGGTGGTACCAGCAACAGTCAAGTTACCGTCCATTTGTATATTGCCGTCAGTATCAATGGTTACGCCGGTTGCACCATAGCCACCACCAAAAGTTGCGGCTGCAGTACAAGTAAGGCTGGCCAATGTTGATGCCCCAAAGGAACTCGAGCCAGTTGAGGTGATAGCACCACAACCAACCGTTCCGATTGTTGCAATATTCTTGCTAGCATCGAGAACAAGAGCCTTGCTAGCAGCTGCTGTGCCAGCAGTGACACCGTCAAGCACACCAATTTCTGCTGTGGTAATAGTGGTAGTGTCAAGCGTCAAGCTAGTATCACCAGTGATTGTACCGGTTACAGCTAGGTTGCCTGTCGAAGTAATAGCACCACAACCAACTGTGCCGATGCTAGCGATGTTACCGCTAGCATCCAAGACCAAAGCCTTACTTGCAGCACCAGTACCATTAGTAATACCGTCAAGAACACCAAGTTCTGCTGTGGTGATAGTGGTAGTGTCAAGCGTCAAGCTGGTGTCGCCGGTAATTGTACCTGCTACATTAATGGAAGTTAAGCCGGTAAGAGCCCCATCCATGACGACAGCACCGTTGATATCTACTGTTGTGTCAGATTCAATGGTCAATACGCCATCAGCGGATTGATGAATAAAAGTTCCGGAATCTCCGAACTGAATTTTCTTGCTGCTGCCAAGCAATAAGCCTGTGTCAGCGACATGAGTTAACGTAACGTCTTGGTCAGCACCAAATTTAATTGCTGCTGCGTCGCCTAGGAACATGTCTCCCCATTCGGCAGCGGTGCTGCCTAGATCTACTGCGCCAGCGCTAGCTGGAAGTAGGGCGGATGTAATTTTAATTTGTTTGTTGTTAATGAAAGTCTTAGCCACTTCATCTCCTCCTGCGGCTCCACCTGACATACCGCTTAGGGTTATGTTAGTAGAGTCTGTTGTTGTTATTGTGACGTTTCCGTCTGCAGACTCAACGTCATTTGTTAAACTAACTGTACCGTCACTAACTGTTGCTGTAACTCCAATTGGCAAGTAATTGATCATCTCCTTCAAATACGTTGCAAATTGTGCTGCGGTCAAATTACCACTAGCGCCGGTATATACCTCGCGAATACTATATACAACTTCGTCGGGTGCATATACGTTCGCTATTCTGACCGCGGTGCTTGTCGACTTTGATTTAATCACATGGGCTGCAGCCTTGGTGGTAGTTGACCAGCTGCCAGATGCCCTCTTGATTCTAAATGTCATAGGGCCATCGGTATAGGCGTCAGATCTGACATAAAGATAATTGCCATCGCGGGTGACAGTTGATAAGTCAATTTCGCTAGCACCATACGCTGCAGTTAAGATGTCTTTCAACTCTTCTGCTATGTTATCGCCGTCGACGCCAGCGTTGTCGGTATTGATGCTGTAATTCCCAGCTGAGTCTTTTCGAGAGTATGAGGCTCCTGAAACATTAACGCTGAACCCAGATGATTCGTTAACCAAAGTGATGTTAACCACATTGCCTGCGGCATCGCCGAATTCATATATCAGCGGCGTGCTGCCGCCGGTGGCCATATCCTTAAAAGCTGCGTTGTTTTGACTATCTCTAGTGAAATCGAAGAAAAAATAACCGCGGTCGGTAGAAGTTGTCGATCCAACCTTATACATTGTAAGGTAATCTGACGCATTGCCGTCTGCGGTCATGCCGCTAACTGCCGAGCCAGAAAGGAAATGATACCCACTGTTACAATTTCCTGATGATACACCGAACTTTACCTCGCTAAAAGCGCCGGATTGTCCATCGTTAAGGGTAATGACGGTATAGTCCGCCGGTAAACCCGAAAAGGCTATAGAGCCTACTGAATAAGCCATACTTATTCCTCCTATTTTGATCACACCGATATATAACATATATCTCGGTGCTACTTGTTACCCAACCTCTATCGAGGCTGGAACATTCCTTGGACTGAACAGAAAAGAGAAAAATGTTAGATTAGATTAGATTAGAATATTCAAACATGCGGTGACTAGGATGTTATGGAAGGTTAGCAAACTGCTAAGGATTAACGAACGTCTGCTATTATATAGGCACTGGGAATGCTAAGAGAACAAAACTTTCTTTAAATTTCGAACAATGTTGTCGAATTTGCAAAAATCCGAGTCAAGAAACTCTATGGATCTCTGTCTGCATGTCTTATCTGCATCTTCAAATTCAAAATAGAACTTTCCACTGTCCAACCTCTTGCAGTTGACTAGTTTTGCCCCTTTAAGCTGGAGAAACGCCGCTATTCCGATATCACTAGTGATGAAGTTCTCGTTAATGCTTTCGCTCTCACTCATATTAATATTTTCCCTTGTTTCTCCATGTTGACAGATTAATTAGTCTCCGCTTTCACAAATGAACCGCTTTCGCCTGGAATGGCAGGCAAATTTAAGACATAATCAACATTAGTTGGAAGGTTCGCTGCAACTCGAAGATCACCTATCTCTGCTATCATCTCCTTCTGCAAAACCTTGAGAGCATCAGCTATTTTCTTCTTTTCTTCCTCGAAACTTAGACACAAAGCACCCAATTGTTCGTGACCTGACTTGGAGCTTTTCTGCATTTGCATGAATCTGGCTATTTGCTCCCACTCCAATGTCACCACAGATGGTGGTGGTGGGGGCTCCATCGTTGGCAGGGGCGGTGGTGTCGTTCCCAAGTCGATGATTTCCATCTCCTCCTCTTCCCCAAGAGTTTCGATGACGTCAGCACTTGTGTCCTCTTCCAAAAGTGCCTGAATCTCTTCTACCACTCCGTCGTTTGACTTGGAATTCTTGACTTTTTTCAGGATTCCTCTCAATTTCTCGTTCAGGCTCATTTTCTCTCTCCTTTTGCTGCTAAGCTCTGATATATGTTATTCTCATAATGTCATCTGGGACATCTTCACCGGCATCTTTGCATGCCGATGTCTGCGGTGTGTAGTCCTCATGAAGTGTGAACGTGTTCCCGTTTGAAACCTCGTAATCGGCTCCAGCTGCGATACTGCCTGGATAAAGCAGCATGCCGTTGAAGAACAGCGTTTCAGTGTTCTCTTTGATGTTGTGCTGGGTTGTGAACACTCGATTTGAACAGTCAGTGGCACCTGTAGGGTATTCCCCTATTGCATACGAATCAACAAAAAGCGTTTTGAAACTATCCGTCGTGATTGTTGTCGATGATGTGCCACCAGTCAAGTTGTGTGTTCCTGCAGCACCAAGTGTGCTGAAGAATGCCCTCGTCGAACAAGGTGGCTGTGATTTTGATGTTGTGACGCCTGTCAATCCGTAATAGCTGCCAAGCTCATGTTCTGGTATCTCTCCAAGCATCACCCTTTCTCTCGGGATTTTCACCTCGACAGCATTCTCGCGATAAACAAACTTTGGCTTTATCTGATTCTTGTCATCTCCGATGAGATATCCCAGAACCTCTATCTGAATCTTTGTTTCGAACTTCCTTTCATCATTCGAATAATCAGAAAGGTTGTTTCCATGTGAGAAGTCCTGCTGTATGAACCCCTCGTAGCGATGGCTGTTGCTGGACAGGAGAATATAATTGACGCCGCCTGGACGTGTGACGAATGGCACCATGAGTTCATTCATTTGCTGTTGATATTCTGTCCTGATGGCGATATCGTATGTGACAGTCACATATACAGGTATCGGTATTGAAACCGTCGAATAGACAATCTTCTGGTTGGGGCGAGGGAAATTCAGTTGCCCTCTCTTGTGTTCCATGTCGGCATTTGCGAAGTTTGATGTCTTAACCTGATTCAATGTTCTTGCGATTGGTATTGAGCCACCCTTTTCATCGTCGATAGGAGGAACGTTGCCCCACACTGTGCCCTTTCTTGTAGGATCCTTTGCGACACCTGTCCTCTCCACCGTTATCATGGGAAGAATCAGTGTCCCCTGCTTATCCCTGATTTCTTCGCCTCTTTTGCTTTGGAATCCCCTTTCGGATGATGCCCACATGATTGGGATCCTTCTCCAACCCTTGTTGGTTGTTGAGAAGAGATTCATCTCATCACGCAGGAACTTCAGCATTGACATGTCGATGTTTTCGATTGTCGAGACTGGGAATGGAACTTCTTTCAGCTGAAGTGAGCAATCTTCGTTATCTGCCATCGAACAATCCTTCTCTTGCCCTGACACACGATGCCGCTATCTCAAAGCTGTTTTCAGCTTGCCCGAACAACCATCGTGGTTCTGTTAATGTGAGTATCTCATAATATCTATCGGAATACAACACAAAATCACCTTCCCTCACAAACAAGTCCTGATCTTCTGTCAGCCTTCTCTTGTGGAAGTTGACTGTTATTCTCTCGATCCTGTCGATGCCCAGTGGAGTCGCCGTTGTGTCTTGAGACTCGAACTTCACAAAGGCATGCACCCTTATCGGACTGAGAAAGTTCTTTTCTATCGCTTCGCCATATATCTCATTGTAATTCGTGTGCTCCAGACTAACAGGATAATAGACAATTGTTTGGCCAACAACCCTTTCGATGATTTCATCATTGACTTGCTTGACAAAGTCCCTCTCTTTCTCGCCAGTGAACAGCGGAGGGGGAGGACTGGCAGGCTGGCTCCATTTGTTGTCTTCTGACACTCGTTAGCCCTCCTAGCCCACAAACACACGCATTGGCATCTGAACCATGACTTTGTTTGCATTCTCTGTTAATGTCGCATCAGATTCAGACAGCTTCACATATGTCATCTCTGCCAGCGTAGTCTTAAGCTCTTCTCTCAGCTTGTCCTGATCTTCCCTTGCCTGTGACATCAAATCTGAGCCGTTGAGAGTGACTGACTCTCCAGGTATCGGGACTGATGCAAACTTGCTTCGGACATGTCCAAGCATCTCTTTGCAAAGTGCCAGAGAGAAGCGGCGGATCCACTGCTTGCCAATTGAGTTGATGTTCTCATATGGAATGTTGGCAATTGGGAGGGTGTTCATGTTGTTGACACCCTTCGATAAGTTGTCGCCATTAACATTGTCGTCCCAAGCATCCGTCGAGAAGCTGAACTCCACCCACATCTTTGTTGGTGAAAAGTTTTGTGGTATCGGGAACAATCGCAAGTTGTTGTTGTGCAGCTCGTACGAGAAATGTGACATCCTCGTGTATATCGCATCCTCAAATGCCAATGCTTGTGCCTTGTTTTGCCATGTGGGTATCAGCTGAAACGATGAATCGTCTGAGAACTGTCCATAACTGTGGAGGTTCCCGACGACGTTCAGTCCACCATAATATCCGTAAAATCTCCACATCGCATGAGGTGTCTTGTAATAGACTTTCTTCACCATTATCTTCTTGTTATTCCAGGAGCCAGCATATGGGACACCGCCAGCTTCAGCAGATGCAGACACAATGCTCTGCAAGTCGTAATCTTGAACACTCGCAGTGACATTAAATGATGCAGAGAATTGAACTGAACTATTCAGCCCCACTTCCGAAGATGCACCCTCCGCTGTCCTTCTCGAGAAGCCATAGTCAAACTTTGGATATCTCAGAGCGACATGCGAGCCACTAACAGTCGCTAGCGGTGTGCTGCCTGGCACTGTCTCCTTGATGTGCCCCTTATGATCGAACGAGCCCGTTGAAGCTCCAAGTGCATTTGACAACAAGTTGGTTGCTTGGTGCAGATTCACAATATAGGAGTATTCCAGGCAAGCCTCTTCATATGCGGCGTATACGTTTCCTGGTGTTATCTCAATGTCCAAGACATCGCCGCCGAGCTTCTTGTAGACATGCGCAACCTGCTCTGCTGCACCTGATAGAAAATCAGAAGAATACAGCGGAGATGTTTCATCCGAATATATTCGATATGGCAGGGATGCATCCACAAGGGACGGTGAGCCAGTGGATGTTAACACCACTGCACTGGTTGTGCTGACTGGTGTCAAAGTTGGATAAGACATTAATGAACCCTCTTTAGCTAAAGATATATCATCTTAATTAGTTATTAGCCAAAAGAAAAGCGGCTCGTTCTACTTGGTTGTGGCAGTTTTCTTTGTTCTTCGCTTTTTGGTTGTCGAAGTGGTTGTTTTCTTGGTTGTTTTTTTAGCTGCCTTTTTTGGGGCATCAGTAGTCACAACCTCTTCCAAAGTCGCCTCTACAGGCTGTTCTGCCGCCTCTAAATCGATGTTTTCATCGTTGACTAAGTCAGTTGTTGAAGTGTCCTCAACAATGATTACTTCTGCTGTTTCCACAATGATTTCTTCTGGTACTTCAACAACTTCAACTGCTTGTTCTGTGATTGTTTCTGGTTCCTCCACAACTTCAATTATCTGTTCTGTGGTTGTTTTGGCAGCGATCGCTGCTCTCTTCTTGGCATACTTCTTGGCATATTTTGCCATAGTAAGTCTCTTTTTGCGTTTGCCCATTATAGTCTCCTTTGTCTAGGCTTGTATAATAAATAGTCCACACAATAGAAAACCCCAAGCCGTGGCTTGGGGTTGATTCTTTGATAAGGCGATGTTAGTTGTTATGCAGCTGACGTTGTAATATCACCGTCGGCTACTCCAGCAGTGGTAGCATACCATCTAGACCCATCGGTCCATAACTCCACTCGGGTGCCAACAGATGCGCTATTGCCTTCAATAATAATTTTTTCTTGATTTGCAATCCCGGCGGCTGCATCGCCAACCTCAACACCGCTGATGACATTTCCATCTGCAGAGGCTATATTGACGTCTGCATTATTATGCTCAACAGCAGTTTTTAAGGTGAATGCGCACCACCATCCTTGACCTGCAGCTGCAACACTGGGCAAAGTGTGCTCAATTGCCGCTACGCCGTTTTGCACAACTAAAAACTCCGTTCCACAATCTGCTACCGTAATTGTTTTAGCGGTAGTTCCTAAAGTTTCTACTTTTCTTCTTTGCGCTGCATATCTTCCTAATTTACTCATTTTAGAATCTCCTTTTATATCCTTTTTTTAAAAATCAAAAGGCATATAACGCCTTATCATTATATTCCTTGTATTAATTAGTCCTCATAAAACAAAAAGCCCCCCAAATCAATGGGAGGCTTAAAGTTTTGTATTAGCTAAATAATCTTAGCTAGCACCCGATTCGCCTAGTAAGCCACGAACGACAACCAAGCCGTACATGTCAGGACGAACCATCTTCTTAGCATAACGAGTCATCACGCCCTTACGAGGCACGAAGTCTTCGGTACCGAAGATGGTGGGAGTCACTTGCAGTGGCACATAGGGAGCGTATACATATCCACTCTCTAAAAAGGAACCACCCTTTCTACCAACAAGGATCACATTACGTGGGAAGTAAGGGTCGACGAAAACGTCGAACTTCTTCGAAAGCGAACCAGACTTAACAGCACCGATGGTGCCCTTATCCTGATCAGCTGTCACGCTAGCTCGGAAGCCGCTGGTGAATTCCAAGATGTTAGCAACTTCTGGGGAACAAACAACGAAGTTTGCACCGCCGCGAAGCGTCTTACGGTGAATCTGAGCACTGACATCATTGATGGTTTCGATGAGTGTCTCATACCACTCGGAAACCGTACCAGTGAAGTCAGGAGATGCTGCAGTTGCACCAAGCTCAGCACCGGAGCTGTCGACAAACAAGCCAGGAGCACGGCTCCAGTAGCGAGTGCCTGCCTTTGCACCGTTGATGAGATCTCCAAGGATTTCCTGGTCAATTTCAAGAGCAATGTGCTCCGAAAGAATCCCAGTCAACTCGACCTCTGCATCAAGGTTGTGGTATGCATTGAGATCTTGTCCCAATTCAGGTGTCCACTTAGCCTTGAGTTTCTTTGTGACTGCGGTGACAGCGATGCTGTCAACCTTGATGTCAATCTCAGGGATGGCATCCTTTCCGGCAGCATGGCTAGCACCACTGTCACCAGATGTCTTACCTGCTTCTTCCAAGCCCCACTGATCTTGTCCAACAATGGCACCAAGAGCTGGACCAGTGGCAGTGAAGTCATCAGTCATTGGGTATTCGATATCGACGCCACCAGTTCCATTGACCAAGGTGGTTGCACCTGTGGGGCCATGGAACACCAATCTAATGTCAGTACTGTCGGCAGGACTGACAGAAGTCAAACGACGAACAAGCACTGCTCCCCCTAGGGTGTTTTCGGCCGTGTCGGTGCCGTCGGCATCGTAATTAGCAGATGAAGTGAGTGCCGTTAGTGCACTGACATCAAGCTGATCAAAATCTGCCTTGGCAACATCAATGATTTGAACTGTATCCGTTGCGGTTGCAGCCAAAATATCCGGATCGAAGCGAAGAAGCTTCTTTTGTGCCGGTGTGAGGGCGCTAATCGCAGTCTTAGCCAAGGCAAGAAGCCCGACAGCGACGATAGCACTGCCCGTTGGCGAACTGAAGCCAGTTCCCAAGTCATAAAAGCCACGAGGACCCTCACGATCAGCTGGGTTAAGGTCGACACCATTAGTTGCCAACTCCTTACCCAAAATATCACCGCCGTAAATCGACTTGTCAACTTCCATACCGGCACGAGACGTGCTGTGTGAAAAGTCAAGGAAGAAGATGAGGCCCGAGGGCAAGCTCATCGGCTGAACCGAGACTAAATCATTTGCAATCAATCCACCGAAAACTCGGCGAACGATTGGGAAAGCAACTGCTGCGAAGCCTTCGACGTCGCCAGCTGCCATTGCAGAAGCCTCACGAAGAAGCTCCTTTGCTTGGTTCTCAAGGAGAACCGCCATTGTATTCTTGGCACGATCATCGCCCATTCCTTCTAGAAGTCCCGTCTTCTCCCACTTGGAGAGGAGAGCATGGCCTTCACGAGCAACGTCGCGGTGAACAATACCTTCAGTTAGTTTTTGTAAAACAGACATTATTCAATACCTCCTATTATTATTTATTGTTTTGTATGCCTGCCAATTTTTGCATTCTATCAAAAAATGGACTTTGAGTATCAGTTGGTTGCTGATTTCTTCGTGCAGCAACCATCAATGAAGGTTTCCTCGTCACAGCTTCGCTCAGTGATTGTGGAGTTTTCTCTCGCGAAGAGGCTCCCACTGTGCCTTGAAGTGTCTCAAATATAACCTTCGCTTCCTTTACTGTCTCAGTTCTTGAAATGGCTTCGACAATTTTCTGTTTTTGTCGCTCATTCAGGGAGGCATTCACTAATGTCTGATTAATGTAAAGCAATTTAGCATTTGAAAGATTTGTGCTTTCCAGCGTTTCTTTCAAACTAACAACTGCTTCGCGATATCTCTCATTCTCATTCTGGAGTTTGAGGCTCGCGCTAGCAAGAATCTTGTTTTGTTCCTGAAGTTCCGTCACGGCACTTTCGTTTGCTTCTTCAGGTTCTTCGTTTTCATTGACGTCTTCTTCGGATGCCGCCTTTGCTAAGGCGATGTTCTCTTCATGCTGTAACTCAGCATCAGGACGATTCATCCAGCCAGACTTTGTTGGCAGTGCGTCAACAACCATTTTTTCGAGCAAGTCCAAAAGCCCTGCTTCGTTGAGGTTGATGTCCTCGTCGTCTTCTTCGTTTATTTCTTCTTCGTTTTCGTTGACTTCTTCATTATCGTCATTCGCTTCTTCCAAAGGAGTTTGCGACACTTCTGGGGCTGCAGGTGTTGCCGATGGTGGCTCCTGCAGTGGTGCGGCTTCCATATCCTCTGCTGCAGCTTCATGAGATTCCATTTCACCCATAGCAGCTGTGACTTCTGCAGAAAGCTCTTCCAAGTTAATCTCGATTGGTGCACCTGCTTCTGCATTCTTGAAGGAATCTGGCAACTGGTGCGCTGTTGGATCCAGCTCTGCGGCTTGTGGGCCTGCTGGTATCTCTCCCATTTCGTCAGCAGCGAGTTCATCGTCTGTCAACTCCATCGGATCTTCTTCTGGTGTTTCGTCAAGCAGTGAATTTACTGCTTCTCGGATTTCAGCGGCATATTTTTCGACAACGATTGCTTCCGCGTTTTTCATTGCAGCCTCTTTGAGTGCTTTCGCATCGACTATGGCTTGTTCCAGCATTGAAGACATTTATTTAACTCCTACATTTACTTACAGAATAATGAGAATATTACAACTCTTTTATAAATAGTAACCAAATAATTAAAAGGAAGTGTAAATTTAGAAGGTAGAGCACGATGCAGCAATGGACACATCAGTGCCAGTGCCGTCCCAAATAAAAAACAACCTGTCAGAACCAGAAATGTCTATTGTTTTGCTAATCGAAGAGTTTCGCACTCCGTCGTGATCACTGAGTACTGCCCACCTATCAATGCCGAATGCATGCGATTTTACCCACACCTCCACATTTGGCACTCCGGTATTGCCTGCTTCCGTTATTCTCAGGTGTAAATATCTTTGATTTTCCGTTGTATATCCATCTGTGGTAAATATGCCAGGGGTAGCCGTTCCAGGTTCATCGACTAGGCTTGCATTTGAAACCGTGCCATTCCTGCTTCCAATCTTGTCAATGGCGGCTGGCAATGTATCACCATCTCCAAGCTTCCACCATGCAACCGTATTACTGTATTTGCTAAATTTAGATATATCTATGACTTTTCCTTGATTATAAAGCTCCGTTACTTCAGTTGCTGACAATTCAACATCAAATATTGCAAGGTTTGCTATTTTCCTTTCAAAGTCCAAAACGTCTGCCACCGTTGAGCCAATTCTAAGTGCCACTGCAGTATTAACCATGCTACCGTAAGTACCGGCAGAGCTAGCTGTTGACGCTGACTCTGTGCCATCAACATAAATCTTTAATCCGGCGGCAGCACCCGAACCACTGTATGTCATGACTGCGTGATGCCACACGTTGCTGCTTAAAACCGCAGAATTAGTTGTTGTCTTTATTACATCGCCTGTGGCACCGCCTTCTTCGTCGGCGTCGTAAAGGTTGACTCTTAGTTTGCCATTGTCTTGCCAGAGCAGCCACTCTGAAGCTTCATTTCCGTCATATTTGCCAACTATAGCACCTTCATCGGCAGCTATGTCGCTTACTTGTATCCAACATTGAACAGAAAAGGGTTTATCAGATCCAGCGGCCGCGAAAGTAAACACATCGTCATCTGATACCTCCACGAAATCGGTAGTTCCGTCGAAATCCATAACTTTTGTAGCAGGAAATACTGTTGGAGGTGTTATCGTCGATGTTGGAAGGATGTTTTTGGGGCGGCGAGTCCTACCCCAACTGCTATATTGATGTATTGCCATCGTGTTTCCCTAGAAAGTCGTGCATGCGGCAAAAACACTGCCATCGATATCCAGGGCAACCTTGTCTATGCCGTCTATCTCTATGATTTTATATTTTGAAGACGCCAAAGTAACTGTAGAGCCGCCTATTAAAAGCTCAGCCCATGCATTGGATGCATATGAGTAAGCCCATATATGATCAACGGAACCATCCGCTGCAGCAGATAAGTGCAGATATCTTTGATTTTGAGTTATATACACACCTGTACCTGCAGCTGCTGCGGCAAGGTCAGCACAGTCAACAACTGCAGTGCCGTCAGAGCCTGTGATGTTCTTTGGCCTGCGTGTTCTGCCCCAACTTGAATATGTGTGGAATCCTGAACTTGTGCTAGCTGCCATGATTAAATCTCCTTAACTCAAATAAATAGTTATTTAATATCATTTTTTCGTTTTTCGTTGTCTAGTTCGATTTTTCTCTTTCGTCTTTTCCTTTCGGCTCGCCTTTTGTCTGAAGCCTTAGTGTAGTATCTCCTTTCTCGAACTTCTTCCAAGATGCCACTCTTTTTCACCTTCCTGGAAAACTTTTTCAATAATTTTCCCAAAGCGTCTTGATCATATACGTTCACCTCAACGTGAACCGGTGTTCTTCTTCCCATGTTATCCTCTTAGTTTTCCCCATTTATCGCCAGCGACTGACAACAATCCTTCAATATTTACTCCAGCATCTTCAGGGGCATATGATGCCAGAGGGCTTGATGGCGATGGCGATGCATCTGATCCGCCTGTGCGGAGTGGCTCGGTATTCTCAAATACACCAGCATATGCTTCTTTTCCGATAGCTGCAGCCATCCTCTTCCGAGTTTCTTGGAGCTTTCGATTTCTAGCAACATCTGACTTCACCTGTGCCGTGTTGTCGACTTCGTGCCTCTTAGTCTCCACGATAACCTCTGATGATGTCCCACGGACAACTTCAGATATCAGCGTTGACAAGACGCCCTCTTCAAAGATGACTTCCTTGATACACTCCTTGATGAGCGGCTTAAGCATCTTCTTAAGTTCTGTTCTGTTCATTATTTATCCTTTTATGATTCCAGCTAGTTCCTTCCAGCGACTATAAGATTCCTTGACTTCCTGGCTGCCCCTCTCCTGTATCCATTTTGAAAACTTAGTTTTCTTTGTGATGGTGCCTAGCTTTTTCTGTTCTAGGTATTCTTTATAATCTTCTATAGTAAAATCACGAGATTCTTTACTATTAACAGACTTACAATAAATCCTCTTTGCGGCAGTATCGTTAGATTTGTGTGCTTCGCCACATTTTCTGAAGAAAAATCGGCGCTGAGTTCTCCATGCCCTGTCTATTTTCGCCTCCGACTGCCTACCTTCCTCGGCATCCTCAGACTCAATAAGCCTTGCCTTTCGAAACAAATCTACTATCTCAGAGTGCAATGCCTTGTCTCTTGTACTGAAAGCCTGCTTGTTAAGCACACCATCTTTGAGTTCTCTATAAGTCAACTCTAGAGAATCTTTGTTTATTTCTACTTTAGCTGCAGCCTTAGATGTTAATCCCTGCTCTATTTCCTTTTCTAGCTCTTTAATGTGTTTTGCCATCAGGTGTGCAGCCACTATCATATATTTGTTTATAAACTTGTAAGCTCTTGATTCAGGCTGCTGATCAGGGCGCGCTATTCCAAACTTATTAAAATAGCCACCTGGGCCTGGGCCAGCAGCTGTATCCTTTGCAAAGATATCCTTAAGCCCGTCTACAACTCTGCCGGATTTAATCTTTTTACCAAGATTCCTGTAGTTATCTATCATATCCTCTTCTAGTGCATTCGAATGAAGCTTCCCGACATCCTGGTATATCTTACTGTCTGCCTCCAACTTCGCGTATACTTCAGGGTTTTCAATCTTCTTTGTCGCTGCAACTTTATGATGCCTAGCTGCCATTTCGGAAACCTTTGCCAGCTCTTCTTTAAACTGCTCTTCAGACAATTTCGTTATATAGGGGCGGCACTTTTCATCCCCCTCTCGACGAAACACTGGAGTTCCGCCCGGAGGCGACGGAGTGCCAGTCTCAGACACATAGCCTCTCCTTTTCGCGTCCCTTATATTAAAATTCCGTATGTTCCATCTAACTATATGACTATAATCTTCTTCGGTGCGATGTAGTGCACTCTGGCTGCCCCCCTTATCAGGGTCTGACTCCTGAAGTGGACTAGCCAACCCCGTGCTGCCCTGTCCGGGGCCGTCAGGATCCTCTTCATATCCAGCTGGCACATCTTCTCCTGCAGGTGCTTCATCTTCAGCTTCCTTTCCCCATCGATTTCTAGGATCCGCAAGCTGCTCTTCGATTGTACTATACTTATCAAGTATAACTGCTGGACTGGTGTCCATGTCTCTTGTTTCTCCGCTGGCCATGGCATACCTTTCCCCATAAAGCACAAAATCACCTACTTTAAATTCATTGTCCATACTTTTCGCAAGCTTTTCACAATCTTCTTCCTCGACTGGATCGACTGGATCGACTGGATCGACTGGATCGACTGGGTCTGGTCCGGGGGTGTCGCTTATCGGATTGATTTGGTTAATAATATCTTGCATTATCTGAAGACGTGAAGAATGTTTTCCCTTCATTCTGAGAAGCTTTACTGCAGCTGCCCCGGTGACCAGTCCCACACCTAGGATAAGAAGTGCTCCCGAGCCTACAAGGGCTTGGCCTACAGTTGCTGTAGTTGCGCCGTACCCTGACTGCAACACAGACTCCTGAACAGCTTTCATCACTTGCTTTCCTGCTATCTCCACAGAACCTTGATTTATTCCCAGCATGTTTGTCAATTGACCCTTAGCAGTGCCAGCACCAGAGGGGCCTTTGCCCAGCATCGATGCAAAAGATGGGTCGGCGGATGCCACATGGCTTAAGAATGCTGATGACGGTTTGGTGGCATTAAATACCGTACCAACCTTAACACCAGGATTCGCACTGAAAAACGACTCTGCGAAGTTCAGCAATTTCCCGCCGTTGGCAGGCTCCATCATTAGCTTCTGAATTCCACCTATGATATCGCCCTTCGCAACTTTGGCAGTATCTGCCAAGTTCTTTATTTGATCAACGAAATCGCCGCCAAGCTTGGCTGTGCCAGAACCTGTCGCATTCCCCAGTATTTTAAGCACACCGTTTCCACCGGCGCCCAAGGTGACATTGCTCCCCATTGCACCTTTCATATGTTTTGTCACCCAACTGTATTTATAGGAGAGTTTGGGCACGTTCTTCGGCAGGAATGCCATGGCAACAAAGTGGGCGGCAGTGAATCCTGCTCCCAATAATGCTAGGACTCCTGGAAGCAAATTGCTTTCGAGGCCTTGATATGCATGTGTCTTTTTACCCTTTCCAAACAAATCTTCTCGCTCTGAATCTGGGCCTTCGATATCTTCGCCCCTTTCCGATGCAGCGACCTGCTTTGCCATCTTCTCTTTCGAGCTTAAGCCAAATATCTCGTCCATTCTCTGAATTTCACTCTCAGTGAGGTTGAATGTTGGTGTCTTCGTAATCTGGTTTGAAGCTTCTTCTTCTAGGGTATGTTTAAACATATCCGATATCTTGTAGTTTGCGATGTATTTCGCATATGACTCTAGATCTTTGATTATCTCATTTGCTATTGGAACAGGCAAAAAACCGTCCTCTCCATCTCGCAGGTTTTTTATGCCCTCTCCGCATTCGACACCTTCCCCGCACTTTCCTGCTGCTGCGACAATACTCCAGTATACAGCGAGGATGCTAGCAGCTGAATTTTGGAATTCGTGCGTGTCTTCTTGATTCGGAAACTCTTCATTTGCTTGCTTGAGTTCGTCATCAAGCTTTTTGATAAACTCATTTCCCTTCTTCTGCAAGACGCTCTTGACGAATTCTTCTGCCTTTTCTGCTTTCTTCCCTCGGCCAAAAATAACTCCGCCCTTCTCCATGCTGCCGCCGTATTTTGCGACATAATACTTTATCTTAGACCATACGCCCTCGGATAACATCACTTCAGATTCTATTAACTGCTTCAGGTGTCTGGCAGTCTTCCTATTGCGACTCTCTTTGATTTTCAATCTTATTTTCTTTGGCACTGGAATTAGTCTCCTATTTTTGCTCTCTTTGGAAGTCGTTTCTGGTTATATGGTGGGGCTACATCAATTGCGCCCCTTCTGAGCATGTTAACAGCTTTCCTGATGTCAAAGTCTTTTGGCTCGAGTACTGGCATTTGCAATCGTTCGGGTGCACCAGAAACACCACTTCCATTATAACTTTTGTCGCCGAGTGCCTGAACTATTTTTACTCGCTCAATCAACTTTTCATACCCACCCAATTCCTGCAAGTGAGCCATCCACCTCTCTTTGTCATAATGCTCGTTTTTGGAAGAGTTTTCCTCTATCACCCTTTTAAGCACATCAGGACTTAGAGCTTCTGCAGAGAAGATGTTGATGTCAGAACCGCCTGGATTTCCTTTTCTGTTGTTCTCGAATGAATCACCAAGTGCCCTCAAAACAGGGATAGCTTGTGTTATTGGCAATTCTACTAGTGTGCCGACAATGTCTGCTGCACCGCCGCTGCGAAGGATAGTTGCTGCCCATCGATGATGACCATCCAAAATATGGTTATCTTCAGTTATAACAGCTTTGATGTCGCCTCCTGAAGACAATTTCGGAATCATTGACATTCCGAATGCTTTTGAAAGATACACGGCACTTTGAGATGGCATCAACTGGCTGGCTGGCACACTGCCTGGGCCTGCGGCGACGATGTCGTCATCAGTTTTCGCGTCGGCTCGCTTATCAGTAGGAGAGTCGTCTAAGCCGCCTTGTTGAAATGCAGCGTGTGCGTTTGAAGGGAGAGGGTTTGGGAACTTGCTTGGATCAAACCCATCAATTGCTTTCTCTTCAATTTTCTGAAAGCTTCTCCAATTTTCCATTATCAACTTAATACTCATCTCTTCACCCCCTATTTCAGAATGTCGTTCAGCATTCTGTTGATTCTGTCTGCTTTTGTGAATACATTTGGAACCTTCTTTGCTTCTGTCATCATGAATGCGCCTGCTGTAGAAGGGTCCGACACCATATCAAAACAAATCAACTGGAAATCATCTTCGACAATTGTTGTTCCGTTTTGTTCTCTTATCGAACCCATTCCGCGAGAAGATATTCCCATCTTCACCCCTGATTCTACAAGATTTCTCAAGATATTTCCGGATGGAGTGTTCAGAACTTCCAACTTTCCCATCACCTTTTTGTCTTCCATCCATATCCCACAAACGAGGTGGGACGCATTCCTCAAGTTGATGACAGAGTCCTCTGGATGATCAAGCTCTCCTAGTGCCCTTCTTTCTTTCACAAGCTTGGCATAGGTGTTAATCTCCCTTTCCAATATCGTGTGCGGGTAAATCCTGCCATTGGCATTTTTTGTCTCGGACATTTGCATCAAGCCAGACAAAAACAAAGCACCGTCGTCTCGGACTCGGCGCTTTTCGTCTTCAGTTAGGAGGTCTTGGCATATGCCGCCTTCGCAAAGTTCAAAATATTCTCTTATTAGCTTCATGGTTTGTAGTTCCTCCCCCCCACCGTCGTGCCCCCTTTCTTGTTCCAATCATAGTACGCCTGGAGACCCTTATCATCACCAATATTTTCCAAATACTCTTCGACAGCTGGCCATCCGTTAGGAAACTGGTGGGAGTATTTGCCCTTATCGGCATATTTATAATCCTGTTCGGATGGTTGTATGAAGCCAATTGCGCTTCGAAACTTGGACTTCAGCCTGCCGTCATCAGGGTAAGAGCCAAGCTTGGAATTCGTTGATCCCAATGCGTTATAAGCAGAAATCAACATATCCGGCTCAAGCAGCTTCATTGCTTTAAGCTCGAAGGGAAGGAGGGCATCGTTCCTTGGTTCGACATAGTCCGGGCCGTATCCGCGATCGCGGAGGCGAATAGCGTTTTCGAAGTCCTCCAACGCTGTGCCCGTCAATTTGGACGCTCGTCCTTCATCCGAAGCGAGCCAATCTTTGTGCATGGCTGCCACACGTCGCTCTTCAGCGGCGGCGGCTATGCTTTGGGCTACTTGTTCATCGCTTTCTACCTGCCAGGGGTACAAGGGGTGCATACCTTCGGGGGTTGCCGCGACTCCTGCCCACTGGCGATCGTCGTATTCCACGTTGTAGCGGCCTGCTTCTCTATTGCGTCGCTCGTTATCGGAACCCTTGCGATCGCCCCACTTATTTTTCGGGCCAATTTTCTTGCCGCCAAAAGCGGGATGACGCCAATGTGTCTCTGGATATTCCTGACCATCGGGTGTCCATGAGGGTAGCGTTTCTGCCAAGGTTCCCCTTATCTCTTCTTCAATGATAAGGCGAAGCTTCGACTCGGCAATTACATTTGCCATCTCTTCTTCAATGATAAGACGAATTCTTTTTTTTGTTATTCCCACTGTCAAGTTCTCCGTTTGTGTATTATAGCGGGGGCTACCCGCTTCATCTATTTGCCTCTGCAGCAATGCCTCACAGGCTGTAACATCCATCTAGCAAGCACTTTCATTCTCCTTCAAAATGTGATTCGAATTCCGTCATCGTCGACAAGCATCGAAAGCACGTAACATGTTCCAGAACTCAAACAACCCAATAAAATACCGGTAATGGGTGATAATTCAAAACTAAATAGTTCGGTGTAGCCGTTTATGCCCCAAAGAAATACACCAACCCAAAATCCCAAACACATAGGGCAGGACAAAAGCTGGCCAAAGAATCCACTGGCTGGACGTATCGAGTCCAACACCTTTCCATATATTAATATCTGAGTTAATCCAAAGGATACCAGGACAAAATAAGTTAAGCTCACTTATCCTCACTTTCTCTTAAGAGCGAATAGTTGTATTGGTAGCCGTATGGACGGACTGATGGTGACATGGAGCCCTTCCGGTTCCTGTGCGGAACATCGCCCAAGTCTGTCGTGAACTCGGCATCGGGCTGTATCAAATGATCCTTTGTGCGATCGCCTATCTTGGCGGCTGCAGTGAAATATGGACGCTCTTCAAGAAGATATCGGTACACAGAGTATAGGACAGCTTGCACGGAGTCGATGCCCTTTACCGCTGATTCCGGTATTTTCGCTTCCATGGATCCATAGATGTTGCCGCCTTGGACGGACTCGAGAGTTATCACTCCACTTTTTGACAAAAATCGGAACAGTCTGTCTTGTGCACCATACACCTTATCATCATGCGATTCCTTTGCCAGTGCAAGACATTTCGATGCCGCTGGCATCACCACAATGTCGATGTCTTGATGATCCAATATCATGATGTTTCCATCAAGGGTTCTCCGAGCATCCAATTCAATAACAATTGGCTTTTCGTGGGGTTTGCCAGCTATATCAGGCTGTATGGTGATTTTGATTGTCATTATTCAGATATCTCTCTGGCTAAATCTTGTATCTTGAGAGTCCTCTTTATCATGTCTTCATTCATTTCCTCATTCTTGAAATTTTCAAGAACTTCATGCACCCTTTCTGTCTTCTTCTGCATATCCTCGTCTGTTCGAATGTGCTCACTGTTCTTGGCAAATGAAACAACACTCTTCAACCTGCCGATTTCTTCATTCATGAACACCTTCAAATCAACACCGTTATCTGAAAAGGATGCAATGTATTTGCTCAAAAGCTCCTTTTGTTCTTCGAGTAACGAACCCGAGTATTGCACATTGAATTTCTCGACGAATGTCTTGTACACGATATTATCAATGTGCTCCACGTCTTCTGCGGTACTCTGAGATGGGCTGGAGGACATCACTTCTGCCATCTTTTGTTCTAGAAGGACTCTGTCCTTTGGCTCTATCTCCGTGCTGAATATTGAATAGGCACTAGCGATACTTCGATAGTTTGGAACAAAATTGTTGTAGATGTTCGCTGATAGGCTCGTGTTTATCTTCTTGATTAGAGCACTCTGCTCTTTGAACAGTTTCTTGGAATCAATAGACTTATGAGAAATTCGTGATTCAATGATCACCTTTTCTGCGATATCTTTGTCAAGATTCCTTGAATCATAAATCGCTCGATATAGCGAAAGCTCCTTGGCAAGCATTGTATCGCTTGAGAAGTGCTCTTTGATTATCGAAACTATCTTGGTTTTCTTGCTCTTGTTTTCCCTGATAACTGCCTTTGTCAGCTCCCTCACAAGTGCTTCATAGACAAACGCGGTATTTCTTTTCTTGTTGTGCTTAAGTCTCATCTTTTTCGTTCCTCAATTTTAATTCCAATATCAGTTTTTTAATATCTTTATTCACCTCGAAGAGTTTGCGTTCCTCTTCTCTATAATTAGAGTCGTCAATCTCGTAAATCCCCTTTCCTAGCCCAAACAAGTCTGATGCGCCTGGATGGATGTTTCTGAAAGTGTTTTTGGAAGTTTCATGGTTATATGAGCCCTTCATCTGCTTTGCTCTTCCTGCCGAGCTTCTCTTGTCTGTTTTGGTGGGATGATAAACCTTCCCTTTTGCTCCCGGTGTTAGCCTGGGGCCCCTGTCGCGCCTCTTTCCTGGGGCTGCCAGCAAATCGCCCTCTTCAGTTTCGGCTGTCTCACCACCAAGCTCATCTCCGCCTCCAAGCTCTGCTTCAAGCCCGACTGTGCCTGTGCCACCCTCTTCGCCTCCAAGATCGAAGTCTTCGTCGCCGCCCATCTCACCAGTCATGCCTGCGCCTCCTGCAGCTGCTTGTTCCGCTTCTCCGACAACCTCAAGAGCAGCTTCAAACTTCCTGTCATAATACATTTCTCTCTGGTTTCTCATGAATTCTTCATCAGTCAAACCAAACATCTTCTTTGCCAGCCACCTCTTGCTAAAGAACCCGTCTGTCGCAGAACTTGCCGTTTCAAACTTTGTCTTCCACTGCTCAAGCTCTTGCAGCTCCGCAAGCTTCGAAGGATTATTGAGAGAGAGCCGGAATGAAACCAAGTCATCCTCTCGGAATCCAAGAATATAAAGGTGAACGATGCCTATCTTCTCTATCTCTGTAATGAGTGATCGCTGCAATCTTTGAATTGTTCTTGCGAATCGAATATCCTTTTGTGCCAAAGTTGTCTTGTCTTCCTCTCCGCCTTCGCCACGAGCAAGATATGACTGTGGAACCTTGAGTGCTGAGAAGAGTTTATCTCTCAGATATTTAACATCGTCGATATCGCCAGTATAGGTGCCGCCAGGAAGAGTTTCCACTCTAGAGGACTGCCCTCCACGAATTGGAATAAAATAATCCTCGTCGATGGACATTGGGTTGTATCTCAAGTCAACCCTGCCGGTGTCCGGATCCACAACTTGGTGTCGCTTCATTTGAGTCATTATCTTCTGCATGAACTGTTCCACATCAGGTGGAGGTATGTTCCCAACATCAATGTAGAACACCCTTCGTTCTGGTGAACGAACGATACGATATGCCATCATGGCATCCTCTAACAGTGTCAGCTGACGCCAAATCCTTCTGGCAGGCTCAAGTACTGCAGTCCCATATGGAGAATATTTATCGTTGCCAAGTATTCTGAAATGTGCAACTTGCCAGTTCTCAAATGTCATCCCTGCTGAATTCCATTGATACTGGACGTAATTTGGATTTGTTTTGTCTTCTCCTTCGAGCCTTTCCATTTCGTTTGTCGGCAACCCGATAACAGATTGGATTCCCCTGTCTTCGTCGATGTCCAGGTACAGGAACATATCCCCGTACTTGCACATCGTTCGACTCCACCCAAACAGATTGAATTCAATATTCAAAATGTTGTAGAACAGCGAATTCAGGATTTGCTTTATTTCTTCGTTTGGACAGTCGATTGACAGGAGCGGCTGCAGCTTACTGCTAGTTGTCATTTCATCCGCGTAGATGTCAAGGGCAGATGCAATCTCTGGTGTGTATTCCATCTGATCGAAGTCCACATACCTCTCCGTCCTTGCCTGCCCTGCCATAACATTGGCTTGCAAATTCGAAAATGGATCATATGCCATCTTCTTGAAGTGCTGTCCGGAGGCAGACTTGAACCTAGAGGAATACTTGTCTAAGTCAATCCTTCTTATTCGTCTACCCGTCTGGGTGCGATAATTGACTAGCGGGCCCGAGAGAAGCCTTGTCAGCCTTCTGAACAATAAGTTTTCTGAATTTCTTGGGTTGTTGTTTCTATCTGCCATTTTATCCTCTGAATAACCACGGATATTCTATCTGTGACTTTTTTTGTTCTTTCATTGTATCAGATAATCCCTGACTTTTATAGCCATTCATGCCTTTTATTGTCGTGTTGAGTGTTGTGGAAGCCCTGATCATTGAATCTAGCATAGTCATCTTGTACTCCAACTCCCGCTTGTTAACAACAAGGGCGGTATCCCTCACCCAACAGCCCACGGCACAAGCCATCACCAAGTCATCGTTGTATGATCTCATCGCTTGTGCCTTGCCGTGATTCCAAACAAAAGTCTTCATTTCGTTCAAAAGCCGCGAGGAATATACGGTAATTAGTTTATTCCTCACGAATTCCTCCATCTTTGCGATAATTAGTGGCCTCGTCTTTGTCGACGTTGTGAAGCCTGCGATTGAATTGTTCATTGTTTCAGCTTCAACCTGATCAACATATTCATGAGTCGACTTGATGGAGTGATAAATATTTGGATATCCAAACTCAAGAAGCTTGTCCAGTACAGCAAACCCAACTGAGTTGTTTTCCACCACAACCAAGCAGTTTCCGTATTCTCGCCCACTGTCAAATAATATTCTGGAAAAGATGTCTGGTGTGACTTTCCCCTGGTATTCTGCTACGATTTCCATAGTCTCAAGCTTGAACACATGAAACACCGAATAGTCTTTCCCGTCCCCCCTCGCCACGTCTGCGGAAAGCAGATATGTGGCATTTTGCTGAAACTCCTCCCATATCCACAGATTCCTGTCAAACCCTGTCTTGTGCTTTGGCTCATGAACGGTTTCCAGTATTCTTCGGATGTCTTCGCCATGGAACACAGTCTCGCCGGACATGTTGAAGCTGCACTCAAGTTCTTGAGCAATATCCCTTCTTGACATGTTCCTGGTTTCTTTCTCGTACCAATCAGCATCTCTATTTGGGTGAACGTCCCATAACAGCTTCGTTGGATAGAAGTCGTTCTTTCCCTCCTCAGATTCTGTGTATGCCTTGTGGAACCAGTTGCCAACACCGTTTGGAGACGATAGCGCAATGCATCGCCCACCAGTGGAAAGTGTCGAATACAGTGCTGTCCACAAGTCGTCCATGCCCTCAACGTGTGCTGCCTCGTCAACAACGAGAAGCGAAAGGGCTTCAGATCTACCTGCGTCGCCGCTAGTGGAGGATGCTCGAATCAGTGAGCCGTTTGTCAGCTCGAACGAGTTTCTGTTGTCAATATTGACGTCTGCGATGCGGAGCCAATCTGGAAGATTCTTGATGGCAAGCTTGACTTTCTTTACCAGATTCGCTGCAACCTGCAACTTTGTCGCGACAACCAAGATGTTCTTTTCACGATGAAATAGCATCAACCAGACAATATACGATGCCGTTACTGTTGAGATGCCAAGCTGTCGAGCCTTGAGGATGACATTGAATCTGTGATCCTGATAACTCTTGAGGAGATCTTTCTGATAGCCATATAGCTTGAACGGTATCAAGCCTTCTTGGGGATGGGTTATTTTAGAATAGGAATCGATGAAATAAGCAGGATTCTTGCCACACTTGACAACCTCCTTCATCATTTCTTTTTTGGTTAGACGATATGCCATTAATCACTTTCGAATACCAGATTTGATGTTTGTGGCATCAAAATGATCGAAGGTGTCCTTCTTCCTGGTGTCGTTTTGAGCTTTCTTTCCCTTGCCAAAATCGAGCCACTTCTTGATGCTAGAATCCAACTTCTCTTCGCTGGGCTCTCCAATCGCTTCCGCGTCCATGCCCCCTATCACATAGTGTGACTTCGCAACAACGGTTGAACGAACTCGAGAGAGGTTCTGAACGAGGATTTCCGGTTCCCCTTCCTTCTTGAGAGAAAGGGCACTGCCTGTAACCTTCTTGAATTCCTTCTTGAGGAACGAGGCTACGTCTTCAATCATCTGTTCGATGTCTGGCTCAAAGTCCTTGTCATGGACATCCTTGATGTTGATCTCGGCATGATACCCGACACACAACTTGTTTCCATATACCTTAGCGGTAAACCCGTCCATAACACGTGAATCGTTGATTGGATGCCCTTCCTCGCGTTTGAGTCCCACCTTGATGGGCTCCCCATCAGCATCAACCGCTCCATCATGAACGTTGGACATAACCTGTGATATGCCATTAATAATTTCCAAAGTGCTAGCCATTTTTACTCCGCTCCCTTATTATCATCGGTGTTCTTTTTGCTTTTCCTTGCTCGCATTGCTCTGCCGCCAACCGCTTGGCCAAGCTGAGTCGTGAAGGTGTCTTCTCCGCTTCCTATCAGTGCGTTGTATATCAAGTCCAGATCTAAATCCAATTTCTCTATACCGGATGAAATTTCGTCCTTTATTGATAGCAGGATGCTTTTGAATTCCTGAGTATCAACACTTGCCAGGAAAGAAGCTGCTTCCTCTCTTATAATTTTCTTCAAATCTTTCTCGAGAATCATCATATTCAGAACACCTCACCATAAATAGTATTCGAAACACATTTAAGCTAATCTATTTCAGGACGCCAGCCTGTCGACCACCTGTCCTCTCTACCCTCAACATGTTGGATGTAGCACTCAAAGCAGCACTGATATCTATTCATGTACAAGTCATCTTTCGGATTAAAGGAATATAGCGAGCACACAGGACATTCTCTGTTTGACTCCCGTCTCAGTATCGTCTTTGATATCAGAATGCCATTGACTTCCTCTTTTTCAGACTTCTTCTTTCTGTCGTCAATCGCCTTGTAGAACAGCTTCATCTGTTCAAGATATTCCTTCTCTTTTTCCTGAGTCCAATGTTTCTTTGGGTTTTCGACGGCTTCTTTGCCATATTTTTCAGCTATAGCCTTTTCGTATTTCGCTATTTTGTTGAAGTCAGATGACATCGCTATTCACCTCGATGAGCTGGCAGTGAGCCAATATATCAACACAGTCGTTATAACACCTGCAGTGAAGCCACCGGCAACAAACCACATGCTTTTATTCGCAGGCTTGTCAAGTGCTATAGCAGCCAAACGTTCATTTTCAATCTGCATCGTTTTCAAAACCTTTTCGTGGGTGTCACCCAAAGAAATGACACGTGCCTTCAGGAGTTCAATTTTTAGTGTGTATTTTGCCTTCTCTTTCAAGACGGTGAATTCAGATTCCAACTCACACGATGCCTTAGCGCGAGTGGCAGAAGTGATCAATACTGCGTTAGCTGCAGCATTATAACACCATGCACCCGGATCCAAATTAACAGTCGCACCCTTCTCAACATACGAGAAGCTAGCGGGGGGCATCTCAACACCCGACACTGTTGGCTGAGCGTGTACGACAGTTGTCAACACCAAGAGACAAGCTAGTGCCTTATTCAACATATGTAAATCCAAACTCACTTTCTATCCTTTTACGAACCTCTTCTGGGTTGTTTTTGGAGCTTACCACAACTTCTCGAACAGTCCTGACATGTTTTTCTTCCAGAACCTTTTCCTTCTTTTCGAACTCCCTCTCGAGCTGTGTGAGTGTCGCGTTGAATTCTTTGAGCAACTTGTCCCTCTTCAGTATCTCCCGATTGTGGCTGTCCTTGATAATGGAAATCCGTCCCTCGTACGACTCCTTCCTTGCTTCAATGACTTTCAAGGCAGCGTTATAATCCCTTCGAGCAAAAACCCAAACAACCACAGACCATGCAATAAGGACAGGCACCTGCCAATGAGCAACGAGCCATGCCCAAGCCTTCTTCAGTTTAAATAGAACTGTCATTGGAGCGTCCATGTTTCCATTGTGTCGCCATATCTACCAGAGCTTGTGTTCCGATGTAAGCCAATGTAACTGCTACCCAGTTATCACTTGTTAGCACACCAAAGAACAGTGCTGCCGTTGCAGTAACCCAAGCTAGGAATTTCCGCGAAATGAACTTCTCAACATGTTTGTCGGCAAATGCCTTTATTGTCTCAACCATTGTATTGTCTCCTTGTTTCTCTATTATACATCAACATGAGCGAAACCTTCACTCTTTTCTATTATAATTTGTGAATCGACGCAATCTTTGAGGACATCCAAATGAGATATCAGAACAACTGTTTTAAAATAGTTCTTCACCATATCCAGGATTCGAACGAACCCCTCCATGTTTTCCTCGTCGAGAGCGGTACCTGGCTCATCCAAGATAAAGATATCAGGCTTTGGCAAGCTGGACACCGTTAGCAAGGCAAGCCGTATTGCCATGGCAGCTATCGTCTTTTCAGCACCAGAACCAAGCTCCATTGGGCGAGGCAAGTGCTTCGGATGCTTGATGAAAATGTCGAGCTTCTTTTCCTCATTCTCGATAAACACCTCGAACTCAACAACATCAGTCAAAATCTTTGCTATCTCTGTGTTTATGAGCGGAAGCTTTCTTTTGATGATGTCATATGATATTCCATTTGAGTGATAGCAAGTCTGCAATAAATCATATGCAGAATATTCTTCTCTCACCTTGGCGAGTTCCTGTTTGTTTTCGGTGAGGGACTTCAGCTTCTCTTCAAGAGAGCCATGCTGTCGATGAAGAAGTGCCGTATCTTCCAAACAATTTTCAAGCTCTTCCTTTCTTTCGCTCTTGAAGCTCAGCAGTCTGTTCCTGTGATCTATCAAGCCTTCCAAATTTTCGATAGCCTCCCTGTTCTCTTCATATTCAAGGGCTGTTATCTTCATATCCTTGAGGGATATCTCAAGACGAAGATGGTTTGTGCTGTTCTTTTCGAACCTAATCTGGTTAGAGCTGATATCATTTGCCAAGGCATTCTTCTCTTCGAGAACCTGATTATATTTATTCAGATACTCCGTAACCTGCTCTGGATGAGATTCTTTTATCTTCGATACCAAACTCTCCCTTCTTTCGTCGTATATGCTAATATCCCTTTCCGTTATCTCCACCAACTTTTCAGCAGCATATGCATCCTTTATGAACTTGCAGTGAGAATATTCAGAACCACAGGGAACTTCCGACAATAGAGACACCTTCTTCTTATTTGTTCGAAGGCGTGTCTTCCCTTCCTTCAACACCGAAAGGACACTTTCAAGCTCTTCTGTTTTTTCTTTGATCTTTTCATCCTTGAGGAGGTATTCCTGTATATCATAACCATCCAAAAATGTCTCTGCCTTCTCATATAGTATCTGGCTGGCCAACAAGGAATTCTCAATTTTCTTGTTCATGCCGCCCAGAGTAGCCATCTCTGATTCTGTCTCTGCTATGCTGCTCCTCAAAGCACGTATGTCTATTACTTCAGCGGGCACAGATTCGATATCGTTCTGAATGGAGTCCATCTCTTGAGATGCTTGAAGTATTTCTTCTCTGTGCTTCTCACAAATTTCTTTATTTTGCTCTGTCAAGATGATGCTCTTCTGCAGCTCTATCTCAACATCCAGCATCTCCTTGTCATAGTCCCTCCCTTCGAGCCTGTTCAGGACAACTCTTGACTCCTGAGAGTCTTCCTTGGCTAGCCTGTATTTGATTTCGAACACTTCTAAATCCAAGAATTTTGCTAAAATCTCTTTCCTCTTAGTCGAACCCTCGTTAACAAAAGACAGAGAACCCATCTGACTTGCCATAGAAGTTAACAGGAAGTCTTCGAGTGTCCCGAACACCTTTCGAATGTTCTTGTCAGTATCGTTCCTAGTCGCTCCCGTGAGAGTTGTAACATCCCCGAACATATCTGTGCTATAGAACTCAACATCCGTCTTCGCCTCCTGAGTCTCTTTCCCTTTAAGCCTTTTGGTGTATTTTTCAGAACTCCTTTCTATGGTGTATTCTTTGTCGCCTACTCCAATGGTGACAACGCCCTTTGCCCAGTCTCTGTTCTGATTAATTAAGTCCAGATTCTTTCTAACATTTTTTGATGTTGAGTTGTAAATGGTGTACAACATCTGATCCACCAAGGAAGACTTTCCTGAATAATTCTTTCCGAATATCCCAACCAAGCCGTGCAGATTTGCAAAGTTGATTTTGTTGTTTTCGCCGTAATTGAACAAGTTGTTCCACTCGGCATTCTTGATGCTCCAATTGATATTTCGAGAGACTTCCTCGTTTTCAATAATGGATGCGTTATATCTTCGATTCAAATCCAACACACGTTGCAGTACATCTTCTTCAACTTGGTGATCCTTCAGGTATTCCTTCATGAGAGTTTCCTGTACGGTGATATCTCGCAAGTTCTCCTTGTTGAGGCTCTTCGTGACTTCCTCCATGGAGGCAGATGAGCCAGCCCCCCGGTTGAGGAATGTGACACTTTCCGGTTTGAACCTGTGTTTCGCAACGTCTATCGCCTTGCGCAGAGCTTCTAATGGCAAGTTATTCTCTGAAACCAGTCTCAGCCTAGAGCCATGCTTTATCGAGGTGTGCTTCGGTATTCTTCCCTTTGGTGTCAGAGCTATCGTCACAAATGGCTTCGGATTCTCAAGCTCAATATGCCGACAAGTGAAGTTTTCTTTGTCCTCTATCTCCCACAACAAATACCCTTTGTCATTTGTCTCTCCATGGTTTTGTTGTATCAAGGATCCAGGATAACAGACTCTACCGCCAGCATCAAGCTTCTGGTATGTCTTGTGGATGTCCCCGAGCATCACATAATCGAAGCCCTTGAACTTCGAAACGTTGATGTCTCCGTGTTCCATCACCCAACCAGTATCAGTCTTGACACCAGCCACAGAACCATGAAACAAGGCGATGTTGACAGCTTCCGGGTTGGTTGGCTGAATCCAATTGTCCTCATCCAGTATTGACAACACATTCAGGACGATGCCTGGAGCGACTTCAACCTCTGCAGAATATTTATGCAAATGAAGGTTCGGATGCTTCAAGCATGCAACGATTGGAGAGATGGAATCCATCTTAGCTGGGTTCCTCAAATTCAAATCATGGTTGCCCAAGATTATGTGATGAGGTGCGATATCTGCTAATTCCTCAAACATCCTTCGTGTCATGTCGACAAAGGACGGAGATATCTGCAGCTTAGTGTGGCAGGTGTCGCCAGTGTTGATTATGATGTCGGGCTTGATCTCTCGCAGAGATTCGTAAAGGCTTTTAAACACCTCTTCATAAACATCATGGTACCGATAGTTCCTGATGTGGACATCGCTTATGTGAGCGATTTTAAATGTCATTCTTCCTCCAGTTTATCTACCTTTTGATTATACCTGGTTTTTAATGACTTGTCAAGTGTTTTTTTCGGCTGCGAGTGTTTCGTACAACGCAATGACGGTGGCGGCATCGTTGGTGGTGAGTTCCGCAAGGGCGGCGAGAGCAGCTTTTTGTGATTCAGTGATTGGGTGATTCATATCAGCAGTCCTGATCAGCTCCTCTTTGATTATTGTCTTCAGTTTTTCTTTCGTAATTTGCATATTAAATACCTCATAAGCTCAAAGTATGGTACAATAAATAGTCTCCTTCCAAAACAAAGTCAGCTTTCTCTTTCCTTTGTTCAAATTCTTCCTTTGACATTTCACCAACATCCGAAAAAGGGTGAATGTTTATCCTGTACACGTTTATATCATATTCTAACAGACTTCTGATTAACTTTAAAGCCTTTTTTTCAGCATCTGAGTCCAATGCCACATAAACCGAAACATCACTAGACACTATCTTTTGAAAGAGTTTGGATCTTTCGTTCAAAGATGATCCGAGCAATGGCACCGCATTCCCTGCTCGTATCGCATCGAAGACACCCTCTGTCAAGACGATGTCTTTGTCCCAATCAATGTAAAGCTCGTTAAACACAATGTCCTTTGATGCCGTTGGGTTCTTGTACCGATACCAATCCTCTGTGAAACTCCTTGCCACGAAATAGTTGACATAGCCCTCAGAGTCAAACGACGGAACAATAACCCTGTTGGCATAGCTGCCTGACAAGCAGTATCCTATTTTCCACTGCAGAATCTCTTCATCAGTTATTCCCCTGCTTGCAAGATATTTTCTTGCTTGCCTCGCAGAAGATGGCAACCTTTTTGATGTCAAAGTGCGGAATTCATCCGGAAGAGAAATTCGCTGCTCCTGGCTTTCTTCCTCCACTGGTGCAAAAAGATTGTCGAATTCGTTTATTTCGATGCGTCCGGAAAGCTCGAGCCAGGCATCCCGCTGATCATATGAGCCGTATCTCTTAACCAGCCTGAATATATCAACCCCTGAATACTCACACACCCAACACTTGAAAACATTCTTGTCGTAATTGACAGACAGCTTGTTCTTGTGATGGTTGCATTTCGGACACTGAAATAGTTTTTCTCCGTTGACAGAATAACTGTTGCCAAGGATATCCGTAATTATATCATGCTTCGTTCTAGACATATTCCCAAACCCGCTTTCGCAATAACCCAACTATCCGCAATGTCTTTATATTGCGGTTTTGGATTTCCTTTGTGAGTATATTCTACCACTGCGGTGGGGTTCTTGTCAAGATAAAAATTCAATATTTGTCGTTTTGTGTCTTTTGTTCTGTCGAGCTTGATTCCAACTCGCTTTCTTGCTGATGATGCTGCCAACATTTCCGGCTCTTTCTTGAATACTTCGAAGCAAGTCCAAGAAACGATTCCGTTAAAGCGAGAGAGCATTGACAATACCTGGGCTGATGAGAAGCCAGATCTGAATGATTGAAGTGATTGTTCAATGAACACTTCTTTTATCATGAAACTAGATTCGATGTCATAAATCCTGTCTTTGATGAACTGTGCTTTGTGATATAGTGACGGGAACTTTTTCTTGTTTCTCGTATCCCATGCTTTATTATACAGGATGTTCCCTGACATGTCAAGCACTGTTGCGCCCGTTATGCTTGTTGAGATGTCAAGCCCTAGGACTGCTAAATTTAAGTGTTTCAAGGTATCTCCTCATTATCTGTGTCTTTTCTCTATCGCTATGATACCACACCCAAGCAAAAGTTTTCTTTATTTTCTTTATTTTTTCGTTCATTCCTGATATTGACTCTTTCAAAAGCAGTACACCTTCCTCTGTTGGTTCTGGGATTTCCATTTCAAGTTTTTCCGCAACCTCAATCAAATCAAAATATTCAGAGTTTTCAGATGCTTCCTGTGCCTGCTTGAACAATTCCCTCTTTTTTTCTTGCTCTGACTCTTCTTCGTCCAAAATAGCATCAGGGTGACTTGCTTTGGCAACTTCCTTGAATAGCTTCTTGACTTGCCTGCTCTGTTTTTCCGTCTTCGAGATTGGCTTTATTTTCACCTTCTTCTTGCTGGCAGAGAAGTTAGCTGCAGCCTTCTTCTTGATTTCCTCTTTTCGTGCCAAAGCGGAATGAAGAAAGTCCCGTTCACCTTCTTGCAGATTTCTCACTGTGTTGTTGAAGGACACAGAAAATGCTGCTTGAGCGTCTTTCTCCGTCTCTTCCGTGAATTCCAATTCTTTCTTGAGATATCGAAGCCTCAGAAGCATCAGCTCATGTCTCTTGGCAAGTTTCACTGCCTAGAAATCCAACTTAAGTTTAAACGTGTAATTCCTGTCTTCCGTCTTTTTGACAGGGTTCGCTAGACTAGCTATGGCTATCAAGTTTTCGTTTTCATCGTATATACCTATCTTCGAGATATATGTCTGCTTCGCAAAAGAAGCTGAATAATTGTCGTATTTAGATTTGACTATATTCTTGATAGTCCCTCGCGACTCTTGGAATGTGCGATCGCTGTAAAACACTGGCGTGCCTGATCCCGACTGCATGAATGTCGGATTATTCGAATAGTTGTATTCCCCTCGAGAGGCATGGGCGAACATCGTCATTGTTGGGATGGACGTGGTGCCTTCAAACGTCATTTCGTAGCTAGAGGATACCGATGATACAGGAGTGCCAGAGCCAACATATGGCATGCCGGTGCCGAAGTTAAGCCACTTTGGCGTTTCCTCACCAATCGTAACCGTATATTCTTCGGCGTGCTCTGTGTCTATATCCCAAGAACCAGTCAGAGCAACAATCCCCTCGTGATACAGTACCACCCCCGCAACATCACCAGTCGTGGAGCCGCTAACCTGTATCAGTTCACCATTTGCATTTTTGTCTGATAGTTGTGCTGCGAGCGTGCCAGACACGTAATAGGACAAATTCACAGAGCCCCTCTTGATAGAAGAGCCGTAAAAAATAGATGGAACACAAATCAGGTTAACCTCTTGATACCCCTTGTCGAAATCAAGACTAGAGGAATATGCGTAATGGCTAGACAGGTGCCGATAGCTTTCGAAAGTCGGCCTAAGTGCCATGATGTATTTCTTGTTTGTGTGAGCAGAAACATGAGCAGT